ATGCCACCGAAGAAGCGTACCGTAGAAGATCAGTACCGTTCTTTTACTCCCCGAGAGCATGTTCTCAACAGGTCTGGAATGTACATTGGCGACATGTCCAACGTTCAAAAGTCGTGTTGGGTGTATGACGAAGCGGAGAAAAAGATGGTGTTCAAGGACCTAACGTACAATCCAGGTATATGCAAGCTGTTCGACGAGTTGATCACGAACGTCTTAGACGAGGCGAAACGTGACGACACGCTGACTGAGTGTAAGGTTACCTTTAGTGACGAAGGGTTTGTGGTCGAGAACAACGGGCGTGGAATACAGTTGGTGGAGCATCGAGTGGGGAATTGTTATCTTCCTGAATTTTTGTTTGGGAAGATGCTGACGAGTTCGAATTACGACGATACGGAGCAACGCGAAGGGGCGGGTACGAATGGTATTGGAGCGAAAGCGGCTAACATATTTAGCAAAGAGTTTGAAGTGAAAATCGTCAATAACGGCGAGGAGTACGTTCAAGTTTGGCGCAACAATATGGCGGAACGCACGGCGCCCAAGATCAAGAAGACCAAGTCAGCGCGGGAGTACGTAAAAATAACGGCTAAGCCAGATTTCGCCAGATTCGACATGGTGAATATGTCGAGCAACAGCACGCAGAAGGTTCTGGAGCAGAGAGCCACGGAAATATCGGGGCTGTGCGGAAAGCAGGTGACCGTCAGCATAAACGGAAAGAAGATCTCGACGCGAACGTTCGAAGATTACGTGGATCTTTATCTAGGGCGTGACAAGAAAGCGGTGCCGAGGGCCTTTGCGGTAATGGACGATTGGCAGGTTTGCATAGCGGCAAATCCTTACGACGATTTCGTTCAAATATCCACGGTCAACGGTTGTCACACTCGAGACGGAGGTACCCACGTCGATCTCGTGACGCGTCCCCTTTGCAAGAAGATAGGCGAGAATCTGGCGGCAAAGCACAAGGATTTGACGGTTCCAGGTAAGTTGGTGGAGGCGCAGCTGATGGTGTTTGTTAATACGACGGTGCCAAATCCGAAGTTCAGCAGTCAAAGTAAGGATCAGCTGATAACTCCGTGGAAAGATTTTAGAAACAGGTGGCCCCTGGAAGAACCTTTCGTTAAGCGGGTTGAGAAGCTGGGAATTATGGATGCCGTGCTGGCGACGGCGAAGGCGCGAGAGATGAAGACGTTGCGGACTCCCAAGGCGAAGCGAGGGCGATTGACGGATATTCCGAAGTTGAACGATGCGAACAAGGCGGGCAACAGCATGGCTGAGTCTGCAAAGTGTACGTTGATTTTGACGGAGGGAGATAGCGCGAAGTCGATGGCCATTTCGGGTTTGGAGTCTCGTATGCGGGACTACTACGGCGTATTTCCCCTGAAGGGTAAGTTGCTGAATACGCGGGACGTGACTGCGAAGAAGTTGTCTGATAACGCGGAGATTCAGGCGATCGTTCGCATATTGGGTCTCCAGTTTGGCAAGAAGTACGTGCATGGAGTTGCGGGTCTGAGATACGGTAAGATTATGGTGATGACGGACCAGGACGACGACGGTTTTCACATAAAGGGTCTGCTGATAAACTTTATCCACAGTTTTTGGCCGGAGTTGTTGAAGGTCCAAGGGTTTGTCACGGCAATGCTGACGCCTATTGTTAAGGCGAGGCGGGGTCGAGAAATTCTGGAATTTTACAACACGGCCGATTACGCCACGTGGAAGGAGCAGACGAACGGTGGCGCGGGCTACAACGTGAAATATTACAAGGGGTTGGGAACGAGCACTTCGGTGGAGGCTAAGGAGTATTTCAAGAAGATGCAAGTTTTGGACTATCGGATATCGTGCGACGCGGACGATCAAGCGATAATCAAGGCGTTTGGTCCGTCGAAGGATTATTCCGATAGCCGCAAGGACTGGATTCGAGAGTCTCTGGCTAATCCCGTGGAAGTGAATTACAAAAACAAGCATTTCACGGCGACCCGTTTTGTGGACGAGGAGCTGGTGATATTTGCGAACACGGCGGTCAGGCGAGCCATACCGAGCGTCGTAGATGGTCTCAAACCTTCTCAGCGCAAGGTGTTGTTCGGATGTTTTAAGCGAAACCTGCGCACGGAGATAAAGGTGGCGCAGCTTGCCGGTTACATCAGCGAGCATGCAGCTTATCATCACGGCGAGATGAGCCTGAACGAGACTATCGTTGGAATGGCTCAAAACTTTGTGGGTTCGAAGAATATGAATCTTCTTCAGCCGGCGGGTCAGTTTGGCACTCGGATCAAGGGCGGCAAGGATTCCGCGTCTCCTAGGTACATATTTACGCATCTGAGCGAAAACGCCCAGTCGTTGTTTGACAAGAACGACGAGATTGCGCTGAAATATCTGGATGACGACGGCCAATCGATAGAGCCCACGTATTATGTTCCGGTGTTGCCGTTGGCTTTGGTGAATGGCTTCAAGGGTATAGCGACGGGGTTTAGTACGGATTGTCCGTGTTTCAATCCGAGCGAGTTGAAGGCGTTGTTGCTGCAGTTGATAGCGGTGGATGGCGACGAAACCAAGGTGGATGGGTTGTCGAATATGACACCGTGGTATAATGGTTTTACGGGTGACATATACGAAAAGTCTAAAAATAAGTGGCTAACGGTCGGGTGTTGGCACAAGATAGGTGCGGATTCTATTGAGATAACGGATCTGCCGATAGGTACTTGGACGGATGATTACATCGAGCTGCTGAAGAAGATGGAATCGGAAGGTAAGATATCGAGATACGACGATTATTCTGGAGAGCACCAGGTTAAAATACAAGTGTATTTCGAGCGTGGGGTGTTGGCTCAGTTCGAGCGAGTAGAGAACGAGAATGCGATGGAGGAGTATATGAAATTGACGAGCACTCTGAATGCCACGAACATGTACGTGATAAGTCCAGGCGGAGAGATAAGGTATATGGAATCTCCCAAGGATATTCTGTTGGAATTTTACAGAGTGCGATCTCACTTCTACACGCTGCGCTACAAGTATATTGCGGATAGAACGGCGAAGGAGATAGAGATTGCGAAATCACGCATCAAGTTTATCCGAGCCGTCAGCGAAGGCAGTCTAAACATGATGAAGATGAAGCGGCAAGACATAGTGTCGTATTTGAAGCGGAACAAGTATTACGAGTACGGGGAGTATTCGTATCTGTTGGATATGAAGATGATAAGCATGAGCGAGGAGAAGGTCACAGCTTTGCAGGGGGAGATAGATAAAAAGGAGGAGTTTGCGAAGGTGTTCAAAGGTAAAGTTCCGAGTGATTTGTGGAAGGATGACTTGTCATCGTTGTAGGAAAAATAATGTAGATTAATGTGTAAATATGGGGGAAGTTAATAAGTCGGCAAATTTGGTAGCGTATTGTGCGGTGATATTTGTGATTACGATTGGGATATTTTCCCTTTCGTTTTGGGACGAAAGTTTTGACGAAGACTGGTACAGAGAGCACAGTGTTGCGATAACGGCGGGGGCTATAATATTCTGTTTAATTTCTCTTGGTTATTATTTTAAGAAAGCTAGGGGTGGGGGTTTTATTGATTCGAGAATTGTGTTATTTATTGCTATTTTGGGTTACTTATTTGATTGGGTGAGTTTAACGAACGATATTACCAGATTTACGGAAGAAGATAAGTACAATTGGGGAGGTAAAGAAACATCGTTCGTGACAGGTCAAACGGGGAGAATTAATTCGACAATAACGGGGATTGCAGCGATGGTTGCGGATGTTTTTGTACTTTATTCTAGTTCTTCTATCCTTTTTGGCTCGAAATGTGTAAAATGCTACAAATCGGGTAATTACAACATCGTAGTGTTTAGTTTAATGTTGGGTCTGATATTGTGGTCTTCGTATTTGATTAAAAAATACCCACGAATAGAGGATGCTGATATAGATACGAGCGAAATACAAGGGTCTCTGTCAATAAATACCACCGGAAAAGGGATGGGGGTTTTGCTGGCAATTCAGATATGCATCTTAATTTTTAGTTTAATTAGCATTTTTACGTTTAAATCACAGATCAGTTTGCATATATCACTTGTGATAATAGGAATACTGGCTATTTATATATTAAATGGCACGGAATCCAGGGTGAATTTGATACGCGAGCCGGGGCAAACAGGGTCCATTCGTCTGTTAGATTCTGATAGAAGGCCGAGTTCGGTTGTACCGTATTTGTTTTACGGAAATAATATGACACGTGCGAGATTTAACGGTACAGTGATATTTTTGAACATTCTTTTAGGTTGGCAGAACTTTTGGTATACTTACGCAAGTGATATAGCAAACAAAACGGATTTATTTATGAGGACGTTAAATCTCGTTACGACGTTTGTAACGGATTTGGTAGTGCCATCGTTATTGAATTTTATAAATACGAATGGGCAGTTGGTTATAAACGCCGAAGATTTGAAAATATCGAATGAATTTGATGAAGACGGAATTGTTGAAGGTTTCGGGGTGATGGCTCAAGTCCTGATGTTTTTTTTATTGACAATATTTATCTTTATCGCGTCGTCGGAAAAGAAGATTAATTTGAGAGATAAGACTGGGTAGATAATGTTATTTTACCTAAAGAGGTGTATATTTTATTATAATATCTTTGTTTTTCTTAATGATGCACTTTATCTATTCGCTATTGGGTATATTATTGCCAATTGTGAATTCTTACACTTCAATGAGTGGAGGCGGTAATTTTGTAAAATCGAGATACATCTCGGACCCCGAAAATGATTTGTATAAAATAACACCCTCTCAAGCTTCTACAATAAGCAAATCTTGGGTAGATATATTGTCATCTTCGATTCCACCTATATCATTAATCGGAAATGATAACCTCGATTATAGAAAATACAGAATAGATTCGTACGCCCATTTATACGACGGTATTAACGATTTCGAAAGATATCTAAACAATCACAGGTCCGAAAACGACCTTTATCTTTCGTGGCAGCCCAGAAAAATCAAACAAAAAATACCAGAGACGCTTTTTATTGTGGCAGCCGAGATAGAACCCGCGTCTAAACATTTTAAGATAAATCAGATTTTACAGTCGCCTGGGTGGTTAGGCTCACGGGATATTTCCTCTTTAGAATTAAAAAGGGCCCTCGAGTGCGTTAACAAAAAGGCAAATTGCACGAAAATTGATTATAGACCAATGAAAGAAACGTCACTGCGTTTTTATTGGTCGTGGTTTCCGCCAGGTGTCGTTTCAAAAGTTAAATAAAGTTATTGTTTAAAAACTAAATGCTAATTAAAAGGCTAACTTCGCTTTTTTTGTTTTTAGGAGAAAACTTATTTAACCCGCGACAAGTAAGGTCGTACAATATAGAAGGAGAAATACACTTTACATCTGGCGCCCTCGGCGTATTTTATCAGGCAGGTATTTCTAAGTTTTTAAAAGAGCAGTACGAAATGTCGCACTACGATTTTTCAGGCATAAGCGCTGGGAGTTGGTGTTCTATGTTTTTGGCTTCAAACATAACGAGTCTACAAATGGATAATGTCATAGAAGGTCTTACGGAAGGTTCGATAGATGATAATAATTTCTGGACTAAAGGTTCGGAATTAGCGAAGAATATCATTTTGAACGAAGACTTTGACATTGACTATTCCAGGTTGAAAATAGGAATTACGCAGCTTACGCCTTTTCCCAAAAAAAAATACGTGACCGACTTTAACAATAAGGAAGACGTCGTAGATGCTTGTATAGCTTCGAGTCACATTCCTATACTTTCTGGTAATATTGCCACAAACTATAAAGATGTTTTATCGTTGGATGGAGCCATATGGGGCGAAGGCAAGTTGGTAAGAAAGAACGCCATTCTTAATTTTTCGCCGGATATTTGGGGCAAGAAATACGATCTGGAAAATTTGTTAGATTTTAACGCCTCTAATATTAAAAAATTATACGCGGAAGGTTACAACGACACAAAAAAAAACAAGAATATGCTGGATCAGTTATTTATAAGGAAACGGGACAGTATGTCCCTTAAACCTAAGTTGGTTAGAATTTTTTGGCTGTAATTTACTTTTATTTCGCATTTATTTAAACTTCAACCCTAATGCCATCGCAGCACCCAGCCCCAAAACACCTAGCGAACCTTTTACAACGGAACTACGTGACAAACTGCTTTTGCTATCGAAAGGTTCTGGGGCTTTATCGGAGGTTTGTTTTTTTTTTGATTTCTTCTTTTTCTTTTTATTCAGGTCTGAAGGTATAGACACGACCATCGTTTCGGGTTTGTGCAAATAATCGTGCGTTTTGTCGTTGTTTGCATCTTCTGGGTCGTCTGCGGGTGTGGGTATATTTCTCCAGTCAGTGTGTGTAGCCACCGCTACCGATATGATGTCTAATTCTATTACCCAAGGTTTTTCCATAGTTAAGGTTGTTTTATTTGATTGCGAAGAACTCAGCAATTCCAGGGATATCGTCAAATCCGAATATTTATCTTTAGGTTTCGAAAAATACCGGACTCCGTGCGTCGCTCCAAATACGACTCCCGCATTTACAACTGCAAGTCCCGTATCGTAGCCGGTCCCGATTTTTCCTTCTAGTCTTCTTTCTACTTGGGGGCACCTTATTTTTATCCATTCAATCTCAGCAGCATCTCCGTGTACGATTCCTTGAACGGCTTCGACAGATATCACGTTGTAAATGGGAACGTCGAGTACTATTGTTTTTTCGAATTCGTTTTGAGCTCCAGTTATGGTAATGCTGTGATGTTGTAGGTGACCTTTGCTGTAAAGTACTTTATTACTGAAGGATGTCATTCTTTATTATATATATAGGAAAATTACTTGAAATATTCGGACGTTTCGATAAAAATAAATCTCGTCCTTTATTAAACTGATAAATAATAATGGGAGGTGGATTACTACAAATCGCTGCTTACGGAGCTCAAGACGTATATTTAACTGGAGATCCCCAAATCACATTCTTCAAGGTCGTCTACAGAAGACACACCAACTTCTCCATGGAATCCATTCAACAGCAATTCTCGGGAAAAGTCGGATTCGGCAAAAGCGACCTTTCCTGCACAATCAGCAGAAACGGCGATCTCGTCAACAGCATGATCCTTCAGGTCACTCTTCCGCAATTGCCAACTGATTGCAGGTGGATTGATCACGTGGGTCACCGCCTTATTAAAAGCGTTCGCATCAACTTGGGAGGCGACACCATAGACGAACACAACGGGCGCTGGTTTGAAATATGGAACCAGCTTACCCACGACGACTCGATGAAAAAGGCTTACGATGAAATGGTGGGATATCCGAATCTTTCCGATACCGGAGGACCTGGTTGGAAACCTACTGGTTCGATAGATGGCGAGCAGACTCTTTACATACCGCTTCAATTTTGGTTCAATAGAAATCCAGGGTTATCTTTGCCGTTGATTGCTTTGCAGTATCACGAGGTTAAGGTAATATTTAACTTTGAAGATCTTGGTAAATTAGTTGTGTGGCCCCTCAACGCCTCTTCAGCAGGCTGGGACGCAAGTGCTTTATCATCATTAGAAGAGGGGGGACCTTATATCGCCACAGGACACGGAGATCCAACCACTGTGGATGCTTCCCATGCTTCTATTGCAAATAGCTGGAAAACGGATTTACAAACAGCAGGCAGAGAATTTACTGCAAATCTGTACGTCGATTACATCTATTTAGATACTGAAGAACGCAAACGCTTTGCTCAAATGTCGCACGAGTATTTGATAGACCAGCTCCAAATTCACGGAAAAGAGACGCTAACAAGTTATTCCCACAGAATGCGCTTAAATTTCAACCATCCCGTTAAAGAGCTAATTTGGGTATTTGAACCGCCAGAAGGAGCCTATATTACTTTTGGTGCTGGAGAAGCGTTTAATTTCTCATACAATCTCGCTCATCGTTCAGGGTTTAACACTGGCGCGGATGATGATGTGAGTAATCAAGTTAAATACAGATGGGGTAACTTTGGTGAAATTACAAAAGAGACAGAGACAGACATTTACGAGTGGATGAAAGATGCAAAGTTACAAATTAACGGTCACGATAGATTTTCTACGAGACCAGGCTCCTATTTTAGAAGAGTTCAACCTTATCAGTTCCACGGAGGTGTTCCAGACGTTCCCATTTACGTGTATTCGTTTGCTCTTCGTCCCGAAGAGTTCCAACCTTCTGGAACGTGTAACTTTTCAAGAATAGACAACGCTTACTTAGAATTAAATCTAAAAAAATTTCTATCCCCCATGCAATATGTCGCGGACCCCAGCGTAGCAAATATTGGTCCGAGAGTTCCTTATTACTCCATGGAGAATCCTGGGGATGACCTCGGCGCCTCTCAATCACAATTGGGGGGTTTTACCTTCACGGGCAGCGGCTTGACGGCCAAGGGCACAGTAACACAACCAACGTGGCAGACCGATAATAAGTTGCATTTGTACGCTTATGCGGTGAGTTACAACGTGTTGAAGATAGTGAGCGGGCGTGGTGGTCTTGCTTACTCGAATTAGACGATAATTTATGACGGAAATAAGGTATCCACGCGGTGGATGCCGATATTTTTGTTGGGTGAGATAAAAGTACCTTGAGGTAGGGTCTTAAAGGAAAGAGACGGTGTATTGTTAAAAGCCAATCAACAACAATGTTCGGAGACTTTAAGTTTGACATCGAAGCGCCGATGGCTCCGTCTAAGGGATTTTCCCAAGTCGACATGAAGAGAAAAGAAAGCGCTAAGGACATCGCCATCGCGCAGCGAATGGTAAAAAAAGAAGAGCCCAAATTCCTAAAGGCGCAACGTGAGCAAAACAGAAAGGCAAAATCGGAAAGCGCAGAAAAACACGTCGCTGTCAGAAAGTTCCACAACACGATAAAAGGCGGCCTCTACAAAAAAGCCTACGACTTGGCGGGCCTGAACGACAGGAACGTCCGCAGCCGAAAAACGCTGCTGGAACTAGCCTGCGGCAGAGGCGGAGACATGCACAAGTGGAAAAAGACGGGCTACCAAACGGTTTTGGCTGTGGATAACGATTCTGCTGCTATAGACCAGGCGAGAGAGCGGTTCAAGAACGTGGATAGCAGGCCTCTTCGAGCTCAGTTTGAATTTTTGGATCTTGCGGCGGATGATTTGATGACGGTGACGTTGTCGGACAAGTTTCCCAAGACGTCGTGGTTTTACGACACTGTATCTATACAGTTTGCGATACAGTATATGTGTAAGACGCAGCAGAGCTTGGTTACATTTTTGTCGTGGGTTTCGAGTTTGGTGGCGCCGGGCGGTACGTTTGTGGGGAGTTATCCCGATGGCGGGGAGATAAGGAAGTTGTTGGGAGCTGATAGAGTTTTTGACAACGGGTTTCTGAAGATTCGGGAGCGAGAGGACGGGTTTCCGGGGTTGAATTTTCACGCGGATTTCGGAGGTTCGAGCAGTTACTTCGACGCGTTTGGAACGTCTGAGGAGTATCCCGTGATTTGGAGCGACCTGCGCGGAATAATGGAGTTGATGGGTTTTGTATTGAAGGAGCACAGTTCTTTCCTGGATTACCCAGAGGCTGAGGCGTTTTATTTATTGCCTGAGGAGCGGCAGTTTAGCGGGGTGTTTAAGAGCTTCATCTTCCAAAAGCATCCCAAGACGACCCACTTCCCCGTGATTCCCAAGTGCGTTATTAATTGGGACGCCCTGCAGATAGACAAAGTGGGAACGTACAGCGTGACTCGTCCAAGGGACGCGACGAAGATGCATCACGCGATATACAATATGTGGTTGATGGTGTCTGAAGGTAAAAAGTGCGGTACGGTGTGCGACGGTACGGCTTGCGTGGGCGGAGATACGATACAGTTTGCGCAGTATGCGTCTCAAGTTTTTGCGTGGGAGATTGATCGGGGTCGGTACGAGATGCTAGTTAATAACTTGGGAGTTTATGGGTTGAGTAATGTTGCGTGTTACAACAGTAGTATAGTTATGTATGGGGGTACGGCGGATATTTTGTACTTGGATCCTCCGTGGGGGGGTCCTAAATATTCTGAGTCGGATGACGTGGAGTTGTATTTGGACGGTATGAATGTTAAGGATTTGGTTATAAATCTTAAGGAACGGTTTGCGATGATAGTTGTGAAGGTGCCGTTCAATTTTAAAAAGAGGGAGAAGGACAGAGTGGTTAATATAACGAATAAGATATCGCTGTGGTTTCCGTAATGTGCGCTTGCATTGGTTGTATAAAAACGCCGATCATAAATAACAATAAATAACGATAAACAAGAATGAACAGAAGAGTGAGTAATGTTATACCATCGAAATTTGAAACTCTTACTGTTAAGAAATTGGAAGTAGAACATTTGAGCGTGTTGAAAGGTCACAATTTGTCGGGGGTTTCCGAAGTTAAAGTTCCCGAAGAAAATTTAGTTCACGCGGAGCCGGTTAATTTGGAGATGGAATCTTTTTTTAACGTGCTTCAAGGTCTTAAAGCGCGAGTGGATGCATTGGAGGCTGAGAATGTGGCTCTGAAGGAGAAGGTTGCGAATTTGAATTTGGAAGATTTGAAGAATGTTGATACAACGGTATATGAGCGGGAAGACGGTGCCTTTTTGGGTTGGGCTCAGGACGTTGAGAAGTGGGTTCCTTTCCGAGAGGGAGGAACTTAAAATATTGTTAACCATTAATAATGGATTTGGGGTTAGTTGAAGAAGACGTGAAAGTTCCTTTGCCTGGGCTTCAGAGTTATGTTATTTCGGCTTCTTTGGCGAGTATTTTTCTTTCTATAATTTTGTTGTTGCTGGTGAAGGATGTGTTTGTTTTTGTAACGAAGTGGATGTGGAGAGCTTTTGCCGTGGGGTTTTTGTATTTAGCTTTATTGTTGGCGGTTGCTGTTAGGGAGTTGTGGCGAAAGGTTGAGGTAATACGGGCTAATTTGAATGGTATAGCGGATAGTGGTGATATGACTGCGTTGCGGGATTACGTTAATAAAATATGATTTAATAAGTAAATATGAGCGAAATAGAACTTATGAGGGAGGAGTTGAGAGAGATGCGGGAAATGTTGATAGAAATTAGGGATAGTTCAAAAAATATGGATTCGCATATAAGTTTTATAAACGGGATTTACGAATCTTACAGAGCTAGTTTGGATTTTTTGAGGGATATTTTTGAGTATTCCCGAAGTCTGCTTATATCTTCGACTGTGCCTCTCGTCGAATCAGAACGGGGTATTCCAGATGTAAATTAAATGTTCCCTTATTATAAATGAACGAATACTATACGTTATTTTTGGTGGGCGTATTTAGCGATTTGGGGTTGAATTATCTTTCTCGGTTAGAATATTCTCCCGAAGAAATAACATCTCTGCGAGAATATTTCGATTATGAGGGAATGATATCGGCTGCCGTAAAAGCTGGGCTAACCACGTTAATTTGCGGGCGAATTTCTAATATGATAGCTCCAAATTCTTTATTTTACAAGGCTGTTTCTGGTTATTCGGTCGGACACGTTGCGGATTGGATAATATATAAGTGCAACGTATTCGGAGAAAAGCTGAACGAATATTACGAGTCGGCGGGTGTTGGATTTTGGGGAGGAGCTGCCATAGCATTCGCGGTAGTCACGACCGAATTTATAAAAAGCACGAACGTGAATTAAAAGTGGTTCATTTTTAACTTTTTTATTTTGTACTTTTTTAACTTCTTTAACTTTTATTCGAGTAGTTTGCACAAATCCACCGCTCTCCCCTTAGTCCTCCACGACTGTCCTTCCAATTCCGTGAGAAGTTCGGATTCTTCGCTGGTTACGGCTTCTGCTGCGCGCATCTTGTCTTCGTGAATAGTGAGGATGGCGTCGTCTGGAGTGCCCTTGCAAACGAGGTTGTAAATGTGGACGGGTTGTTTTTGTCCGATTCTGTGTATTCTTTTTGCGGCTTGCAGGTGGTCCATCGGGTTCCAGGACTGCTGGATGAATATTGCCGCGGTGGGTCCAGGGACGAGATTGAGTCCCACGCCGCCCGCGACCATTTGGATGAAGAGGACGTTTAGGTGGTCGGAAGGCGCGAGGAAGTTTTTAATCATTGCGCTTCTTTGGTTTTGAGAAAGCTTACCGCAGTACATGTGGTACGTTCCGGGGCAATCGTTCTCCAATCGCATTTTGGCAATTGCCATAGTGCTATTTGAGTGAAGTCCGAAAACGATTATTTTTTTGTTTGTTTTTGCTAATTTTTTGGTGAGTTTGCTGAGCTTGACGAGCATAGGCGAAGGCTTCTGTAGTATTTGTTGGAGGTGATTTTCTGTCAAGTTTTTAGCGCCGTGTTTGAATAGCTTTGTGTGTATTACCATTTGAGACATTCTGTTTAGGTTCGACAGCATTTTGCGTAGGGTGTCGATGCCGACTTCTCCCTTTGCGTTTTGCTGCATGAGAACCCTTATTTCTCTGGCCTCGAGGAGCAAGTTGTTGTATGCCTCTTTGTATTTATCGGGCAAATCGATGGCAAACTCCTTTCTGTGAGGAGTTATTTCTGGAAGGCTCAGTATCTTATCCGTTTTGCGATGACAGTTGGCCTTGAATAGCTCTACCGCTTTGGAGTTGATAACGTATTGGCCTATTTTCCAGTTCTTGGGGTCTGCAATTTCCTGTATCTCTTCGGTAACCCCCTTGTAATCTACGCCGATAGCGTAGAGCTGACCCGCTACGTCTTCGGGTTTGTTACAAACGGGGGTTGCCGTGTTTATGATAGAGTATTTGCAATGTATTGCAATTTGGTGATGAGCTTGAAGGCACACCTTTTTTGCGCCGTAGTTTCGTAAGTAGTGGCTTTCGTCGATGACGAAAAGTGTGTCGTGTTCCTTGACCTTGAAAAGGCTGCATATTTTATTCTTACCGGGGTTGCATTGGAATGCGCCGCGGTATCTGGTTTGGCCGTTAGCGGTTTGGTATTCTTCGCTTTTATCGACCCAGACCCAGTATTTCTTGTAAAGTACGGTTATTAGGTTTCGGGTGATGATGGTGATGTCGTAATTTGCGGGGTCGTTTTTGGGGTTGTCTAGTTTGGAAGCCTTGTCGATGATTAGGACCGATATTTTGGACGAGTCCAGCCACATATTGACGTGTTCGTTCCAAACGTCGTTTAAGGTGCACGCGGGGCAGCTCACGATCAGTTTAAGATTTGTGTTTTTCTTTTTGAGCTTGGCCCACGTTGAGATGATGGTTGTGGTTTTTCCGAGGCCTGCGTCGTGAATAAGTCCTGCCCAATTGTCGGATAACAACTTTTGGGCTAAGAAGTTTCGGGATTCTCTTTGGTGTTCGTACAAGGAGAGTTTGAGTTTAGATATGGGGTGATACTTATTCATTTTCGCGGGTCTGGGTTCGTCTGTGTTTGCTCTTATTGGCCGTGTATTTCTAAAGTGTATTACTATGGTCTTTTTTTATTTAAAAAAGGACCTTTGCGTTTTACTCTAAGAAAATAAAAGTATACTTTGTATAAGTTATGCCTAATCGCTGTGAGCTTTGCAATATTGTGGGGAATGGGTCTATAATTAAAAGGGGACCTGACGGCGTTGTCCGCTGTAGATCCCGGGACCCAGCCCATATATTATCTCCTGTTAGATGCGAAAGAAGGCGAAATAATAACGAAGAATACGATACTTCCGATGATGAAGGCCCCCCGCCATTGATTCCCATATCAGAGAACGATTTGATGGATGATGTTTGGCAAAATCGCCTTGAAATAATGGAGTTGTTCTTCTATTCTAATTTAGCTAATCGAGAAATAACAAGAAGAAACACGATTCGAATAAAAACCGCGTTGGTTTCCGTCATAGAGACTTTGGAAAATGTGAAAAGCGACATACCAGAAGGTTCTTACATAGACCTTTGCGAAAATCTTCAGCGTATATGGACTAATCTTTAAAGGCTCCTTTTGGAGCACGTAAAAACTAAACAACAATGGGTTCCGTTATCTGTTACATTTGCTGGCCTATCAATATTAAGGAGCCTCGGCGCCCACCCGAACCGAGCCACATAATGAGTCCGCGGCGTCCGAATGGGCCGCTTAAGACTGAAGGGGTAAGCAGGATGCAAAGTGAAATGATGCAGTTGGCGAATGCAAGAAACGGTATAGGGCACGATTTCTGAATATAAAAAAGACCATAAAAAAAGCCTTTGGCTTTGAGAGTGGTCGGCGGACCGCTGGGTTAATGTCATTTTAAGGCGCGTAACGTTAAACGGATATTTTACGCAATAAATTTGAATGGCAAAAAACGCGGAGCGTAAGCAGTGTAATGTCTGCGCGGAAGAATGCAAGGAGTTGAAAACTTGCAATAATTTGGGCGACGAGGGGGATACTGCGTGTCAGTACAAGATGTGCGAGAGTTGTTTGGATCAAATATCGAAAAAACTTGATAATAAATGTCCGCAATGCCGAAAAGAAATCTTATCGACGACGAGACCAGAAAACATAGAACAATATACAAATTCCGAAAATCCAGAATGTTGTTTGGGAAAAACGACGAGAAACTTTATTATAGACAACTGTTGTTTTTCATGCATATACCTAACGAGTACTTTTATAATTATTGGATGCAATGCGGTAACGGGTGTTTCTATAATTTATGTATTCAATCCCTCAGTTGTTGGTACTTTGAGTGCTTGCAGATGCCAAGATTGGTGCTTGTCAATGTACGTAGGAATGGCAATGAATTGTGCGGGAATATTGTGTTTTAAAATAACGGATTCTTATTGTAGAAGTGAATATAACAGACCTCTTATTGACGAAAACAATTGCGGCTGTTGCTGTTGTAAATACGCAAATATGGGTATTAGAGCGTATGAAACAATGGTAAATAGAGAAATTGCGGAGAACGAAGAGATGGAAAGAGAATAAGGCCGCAAAAAAATACCAGGACGTTTTACCTTTAAAAATTGCAGTCAAAATAAACCAAAAGTAAATAAGATAATGCAGAACATTTCGGAAAACATGTCCAAGCAACTGGTCAAGTACAACAACTGGTTTCCAAACCAAAACCACGAGGTATTCGTCCAATGTACGCTTAAGGAGCCTCATATAGAGTGTAAGATGTCTATTCCGTTTCCTCCGAATAGGGTAAAGTTGGATTATAAGGACGAGTTGGTCGTAATTTCCGTGTGTATGGGGATTATGTTGATTCTTGTGATATTCCTTGCAAGGCGAAAGTAAAAGGTGAAATAAGAGACAAAGCGGGTACCTTTTTGGTACAGTAAACGCGATAATGATATCGAGAGTGCTAGTTATTCAGGCGGCGAATGGGTTTTACAGGAATAAATTTCCGAGCGTTGCTCCAGTTTATGCGAGAATAAATACAGCAAAAACCATAGAAAAGGTGGGTATTGCTTTATCTAATAAGTTCAAAAACGAAGTCCCTTGCGAATTTTGCCACGGAACGGGATTAACGGAGTGTTTGCGGTGCTTTAACGGGTGCTGGGAATGTGAGAACACGAGAATTGTAGAGTGCAAGTATTGCGGCGGCACGGGAAGAGGCGGAGGAAGTGCGTTTAACTATCAAGATGAAAAGTTGACTTTTATGCCAACATAACTGCTTATTTATAAAAGTAAACTAAAATGGGAAATCTATGCGTAAAGTTGTGCAAGTGTTGCTGTCCTATATTGGAAGATATAGAGCAGACGTTATCAATTACCCACGAACCGCATGGTGTGGTCCAAGAATCACACGAGAGCGTTTATCATAGAAATAAAATGAACTAAAATAAAATTAAAGTTATTTACTTCAATGATAGTTGTTTAGCCGATATATCGGCGTCTAATATGGTCATTTCGAGATTGTCGAGAGGTTTTCGAGGAAAATCTGTCTGGATGTTGTAAGGTTTCTTATCGTTTGGTATGGAGTAGTGTTTTTCGATTAGAGCTTTTAGATGTCCTATTTTATCGGTGATGTTTACCCTGAACCATATTTTTTCGCCGTTGAATAGTTTGACGATAAAGGTGGAGAAGGGTTTATCTTCGTAGAGAACGGGTACTTCGTATGTTTTGGGGGAATTTTTCAGTAAAACGGGGGTATATTTGGGTGGAGTTAGCACAAAGCCGCGCGTAAAAATAGAGCAGAGTGCGAGTAAGAATAGTTTTGACGGCATTGTTATATTAATTTAAAATACGTTTTATTGTTTTAAATTATATTATTTTCCATTTTTTCAATGGTTTGTGGGAAATGGTATATTTTATTTTAATTGATAATGAGCTTTTTTTGCAGTTATTAAATATACAATAAATTAAATTAAGGAAATAATAGATTAATATAATAAATGGCGCTATTACTGAGAGAAAACAAGGCATACGAACAAGTGTTGTGCAACACAATAATGAATTTATTGGATAACATCGAAACAACCGCCGAAAGAAGACGATTGTACGAAGAAAATAAGGGTTTGTTTGAAAGGGAAGAAAATCAAGGCGAAGCCGAATTTAACGCGGGATTGGAAGAATACAACTCGCAAATGGTGTTTGACATAACTAATTTTTTGAACTCTGTAATTTTGTACGCTAATACTTGGCCTGAAAATGTGTGCGAATGTATGGAATCTATGGCGATGAACTTATCGTTTAATTGTCGTTACGACGAGTTGATAAGGGATTCAATTTGTCCCAAATTGCTAAAAAAAATGGAATATTCGATTAGGAGGCCAGAAAAAGATAGAAGAAATATGCGAGCGCTGTTGATGTGTGTAGGCCATAGGAATTTGGATAAATATGTAATAAATAGAATAGCAGAATATTGTCATACAGAACCCTACGATTATATGTACGGGAAAAAGGGCTCGATATATCTTGAAGGCAAATGGCTTACTTACGGAAAAAGGAGAAGGAGACGAAATTACTTAAAATATACTACGTATGTGCTTGTGAATGCAAATAATAATCTTGGAGAATAGTAATCATGAGTCTTGTTAATAACATTACCAAAATTGCCAAAGATACAACCAAATTTATATCCAAAAACTATTTGTATATTGTTCTATTGATATTCGCAACTTTCGTAATTTGGACTCTTGCGACAGATTACGTTGAAGATTCTCCACCCGAAAGCTCCCCGCCCCAGCAATCGGAAGATTTTGAGCAGTACCAAAAGAAAAAGAGTAACCTAAAACCAGCATCTGTAGACGGAACTCCTGAAACGCAAACTACCAGCGCATTTAAACAAGATCTTCCTATGCCCGTAAATACTTACGGTATTCTCGTTGATGAGAAAAAGGATGCGAGCTATTGCGAGGGGAACTTGGGGCGATTAAGGTGTATGGCTCACGGATAAAAATGTAGGTATTGATTAAATGTCTAGACAAGCGTATTGGATAACTTACGAAACGCATCCGCAAACGAATCCTAGAGGCCAAGGTTCTTATAAAAAGCTGAAAGACACGTGCAAAAAGAATAATTTACCGGAGCCTGTTGTTCTTGGAGCGGGTTCTAAGTGGACGGGATTTTCGTCTAAGTGGCGGGCGGTGTATAAATTTTGCGAGGACAAAGACCCGAACGCAATAATTTTGGTTACGGATGCGAGAGACGTCTTGTGCAATAGAAATTTCAGAGGATTAGTTGCGGCTTTTGAGAAGGTTTCTAAGGGTGGTGATTCTGTTGTATTTGGTTCGGAAGTGGGTTGTTGCGTGGATACGATGAAGGAGTACGGACCGGGAGAGATAATAGCTCGTAGCGGTAGAAAACTGAGAAGAGCCGAAAATACAACTAAGTGGCACGAGGACGAAGAGTACGGCGATGAATTGGACGAATCGGGTTATTACAATAAGAAGTGGGTAAAGTGGTTTACTAAAGTTGCACCGAAAAATTCCAAAAGCGGGGTTGCGCTCAACGCCGGACTCGGTATTGCCACGGCCAAAATGTGGCGAAAAGCCATACCCAAGTTAAAAATTCAAAGCGACAGAGAAGACGACCAGACACTGTGGTCCTCGCTGATGTTTATAAGACCAAAATTGGTAAAATTGGATTACGGCGCTAAAATTTTCACGAACACAAACGTCTGGGTTCCGACGGGGTGTTTTGTCACGTGGGATTCCAAGCGGAAAGCTTGGAGGAATAGAAAAACGCAGACTTATTCTTACGTTATTCAGACGCCAGGGGCGCCAAACGATACTTATAAAGGTAAGGCGTGGGCTTGTTATATGGAATTATATAAGAAGATACAAGAAGGTACAAAAGTAAAAAAGTAAGCCGGTAAGAAGGTTTAAAAAAAAACCGCGTGTTATTAAAAATGAGCTGTGACATCTGCGCGAATAATTTCACGACGGAAAAGAGGAAAGAAGTTGAATGTCCGGGGTGCGAATTGAATGCTTGCAGAGAATGCGTCCGTCGTTATTTAACGGCGGAAGATATGTTACAGGATCCGCATTGTATGGGTTGCCGAATAGGTTGGTCGCAAAGTGTTGTATTTAAAGCAGTGGGTCAGTCGTTTGCCAATAAAAATTTGATAGAGCATAGACGAAAGGTTTTGGTGGAGAGGGAGAAGTCCAAGATACCGCAAACGCAGGAGTTTGCTGTTGCGCGGCGAGACTTGCCGATATTAGAAGAGGAGTATTCCCAGAATAGGATTGCGTTTGAAGAGTCAATTCGAAAACTTAGACAGGAGTGGATTGATAAAAACTCCCACAAAATGGTTAAAATAAAGAGAATGAAGCGCATAGTGTATCCCAATTCAAACGAAGCGAGAAGCAGAAGCGTGTTCGTCCACAAGTGCTCGCTAGAAAGCTGCGAGGGGTTTTTGTCGCAAGCGTGGAAGTGCGGGGTATGCGAGACGTATACCTGTAAGGATTGCGGTAAAAATGTAGGTACAAGGGCGCGACTAGAGGAACACGTTTGTTTGGAAGATGACGTGGCGACTTTTTCGTTAATAATGTCGCAGTGCAAGCCCTGTCCCAAATGCGCGTGCCGAATATATAAGACGGAGGGGTGCGATCAGATGTGGTGTACTATGTGTCAGACTCCGTTTAGTTGGAGAACTGGGTTGGAGATAGTAGGCAATGTTATTCACAATCCGCATTATTTTGAGTGGCAGCGTAATAGAAGCGCCACGGGTGAAATTCCGAGACAGCCGGAAGATATGCCTTGTGGGGGTCGTGTAGGCGTGCATGAAATAACGCATGCGTGTAATTATATATTTAGGGTAGGTTGGGATAGCGGGATGTCGGCGAAAGCTGACCCGTTGATTAGGTCGGATAACAATGGTAGTTTATTTTTGTCGTTTATGTATTGGTTATTAATGAAGAAAAACCATTACGCGGACGTGGAGATGCGAACGTTACAGCCGAGAGATGATGTGATTCAGATGGAGGATAAGAAGTTGTTGTCTGATTTTATAGTGAATACGATAGACGAGAGGACGTTGGGTCAAAAGTTGGGGATAAAGGATAAAAAGCGGAGGTTTAACGCGGAGTATTACGGTATATTGGAGACTTTTACGACGGTTATTGGTGATATGATACAAAAGATGCGTATAGCGACGACCCAAGTTGGGCGTGACGCGGATTCGCGGTGTGTTATTCACAAGGTCAGAGTAGAAACTTTGAGTGGAATAGTGGAGTTGAGCGAGCTGGCCGAATATTTGACAAAAAGTGTTGATACGCTTTGTCAAAATTACGGGTATGCTCAGTCGAAATTCAAGAATGATTTGAAGGACTTGCAGAAATGCATAGGTTATTTGTTCCAAAGAACGTCTGTTCCGAAAGAATGGAAATCGGAGTGGATACCGCGATCGGTTGTGATTCCGGAAGAAAATTGGTGGCCGCCTAGAGGATTTTTGATAACGGATGACTACAGGTATTAAGAATCGCTATCGCCTTCATATTCGCTGTCGGATTCTGTTACGGGAAAACTTCGTTTTCTGCAAGTGTGGGATATTTGTATTGTGCTGCATCCCGTGCAAGTCCATCTCATGAATTTGTGGCATATTGAGCAAGCGGGGGCGGATGGTTTTCTGATTTCTCCGCATAGTTTGCACCATTTTTTATTGAAATGTTTGGTCCATTTGAATAGTTTAGTGGGGGGTTGGTGAATGGGGTAGAGGAAGTTTAGAATGTGTCGAGATAGTTCGGGGGGTACGTGGTGATAAATCCACGAGTAGGGGCGTTGGCTTAAATATTGGGTGAATTTATGTCTTTTAAGACTGGGAAAATAGTCGGTAATCTTATTGGTACTTCTATTTTTTCTTTTTCTGGTTGTATTTATCATTTATTTAATAACAATGATATCTTTAATTAATGCTGAACTTCGTTCCGCGTCGAATCCCGATATTGCAAAGAAACGTTCCTTCAGAATTATTGTATAGCAGCAAAACAAGACTTTTTCCCGATAAAAAGCCTTTATTAGTGTCGCAGATTCGAATCAACCCCGTTCGGGGTTATCACAAATCCGTAGTCGAACGCTACGAAAATCCTAAAAACGTCGGTTCTATGGACGGAAAAGATAAAACCGTAGGCGTTGGACTAGTCGGTTCTCCTGCGTGCGGAGACGTCATGAAGCTATCGCTGAAGATTTCGGAAGATGGCACAATAAAAGACGCAAAGTTTAAAACTTTCGGGTGCGGTTCGGCTATCGCTTCGAGCAGTTACGTTACGGAATACGTAATAGGAAAAACGACAGAAGAAGCGCGCGAAGTAAAGAATGCGGATATATCGAAGCATTTGAGATTGCCTCCGGTAAAACTTCATTGTAGTATGTTAGCGGAGGATAGTATAAAGGCAGCTCTGGCGGATTACGATGCAAAGAACGCGTGCGGCGATAAGGCGCGTAATAAAAACCGTTATTTTAGTTAAATGTTGGTTATACCTCCTGGATGGGAAGTTATAAAGCGGTATAAAGATCCTACGTCGCGAATTCAGGTAATTTGCAGAGATTCTAAGGGGCGTTCGCAGTACATTTACCATCCTCTGTGGGGTGCATTGTCGTCCGCGTTAAAATTCAAGCGATTAATGAAGTTTTCCAAGCAAGTGCGAAAGTTGAATAAAGCGTCTTCGACGGATGACATTGACAATATAATAAAGTTGATGATGACCACGAATATCAGAGTAGGTTCCGACAAGTACGCAGAAGACAACGAGACTTTTGGAGTATGTACTTTATTGACAAAGCACGTGTATAAGAGCGATAAAAGAGGCGAATTGTCTTTGCGATTTGTTGGTAAATCTGGACATTCGCACGACGTATTGTTGAAACCTGGATCGAATGTCGATTTTATTAAATGCAAGCTGAGAGAAGCCAGAAGTAAAGGGGAAAAGCGATTGTTTCCTGGCGGAACCGCGGAGAGGTTAAGAAATAGGTTCAAAGAAATATTTGGGCGTGATTTTACGCCTAAGGACATAAGAACCTATAAGGCTAACACGACGTTGTTGTTGTATCTTCGCAGATGTAGTTGTAATAATTTGAAAAAGGAGTTGTTGGAAGCGATAAACCGCACGGCGAGTAGTTTGCATCACACGACTTCCGTTTGTAAAAGCAATTACTTGTGTCCGCAGATATTGGAGCTTTGGTTGAAAGATCCGTCGTTGATAAAGCGGGGGAAGGGGGTTAATTTGTATAAGTTGTCTAAATCGTTAAATTTGTAATGATTTGGTTGCGGGTGTAATGTGTTAAAAATAAGGTAGTTAAAATATAATAATGAGTACTTTTGATTTGAGCGACGGGAAAATACACCACGACCAGCAGGAAGACATATTTTATTTTCGCTGCCCGCATTGCAATGAAATGTGCCAAGTTCCGCGAAACGAAATACGGTGCACAATATTTAGACATGCCGTATTTAAAGACGGGATGCGTTTCGTACCTCCGCATGCCTCGCAGCAAGAATGCGAGAGGTGGTTAAAAGAAGAGTTGGTTTATGGTTGTGCGAAGCCTTTTAAATTTACGGGTGATAAGGTTGAGGTTTGCGGATATATTTAATATTTTCTAATTATAATATTAAATATGTATTATATCAAGTTGATTATTGTGATATTATCAATGCTTTTATCGTTGAGTATAGGAGAGTGGGTAATTCATAAGTACATTATGCATAACACCGAAGGAAGTTTTGGTAGGTTTATATTTGGAGATAACCATATTGTACATCACAACCAGGTTAATAGCGATATGACTTTAAAAGAGGGAGAAGAGCATGTAGGACTTTATTTTGGGGTTTTTGAAACTCTAGCGGTTAGCGTATTGTTTATGGTGGTACAGAGAATTATTATGTATATTATTAAATTTGATTGTAAAATCACGTATTCGTTTGGAATTTCTTTGGCCGTTGGATTGTTTTACAAGTTTTTGTGGGATTTTTTGCATTATAGTTTTCACGATCTGACGGATGATTTGGAAATCAACAAGTTGAACCCGTATTTTTATTGGTGGTTTAAGAATCACGCCTACCATCATCTGGTAAAGGGGGAAGCTAAGGGTAATTACAATATAATAGTTCCGGGTGCTGATTTTTTATTTGGAACTTACAGAAGTTGTGTAACAAATAAAGAATATTGCAAGAAAAACCCGAATGAAATATGTGATATGGAAAAAAAGGTCAAGTTATTAAAGCATGGATTTAGTTTTTGTGAAAATTAAAATAAGTTGAATATAAAGATATATTAAATGGAAAACAGGTTCTATTCGTTGCCGGATGAATTGAAGATAGTGGTGTTCGAATTTGATAATACGTATCATGAATTGTATAGAGTTTTGATGAATGAGTTGAGGTGCGTATTTTTCTTTTTGAATAGGAGGGTGAAATTTAAGCCGTCTTTGGTAAATTGTAGGAAAGTGAAAACGTATTCGGATTGAGTATTAAAATAAAAGTTATGTATAATGACGACATCTGGAAGAAAAATACCAGCAGAATACGATAATCCCATAGATAATATAATATTAGATTTTGTGGAAATAATGAACCCTTTCTATAAAGAGTTAGGTTTTACACCCAATATTTTGACTACATTTTCTCTTATTTTTGCCGTTCTAACGTTATTTTTTTACGTAAAAAGAAAGTATGTATTATCCAGTATTTTTTATTTAATTTCTTATTATTTCGATTGTCAGGACGGAAATTTTGCGAGAAAATACGGGATGGAAACGGCCTTTGGTGATTTATACGATCATTTAACCGATAATATATTTAACGTATCGTTAACGTATTTATTATTAACAAATAAGAAGATAAGCTACAATTACAAAATTGCATATGTAATAATAGTGTCGGTGTTGCTTGTGCTGGCCTTTTATCATTTGAGTTGCACTGAAATATATATGGATAAAAACACCAATTACGGCAAAAAACAAGTGTTAATATCATTATTAAAAAAGTTTTGTAAAGACGAAACGGCACTTAATAATTATAAATACTTTGCCATTGGAACGTATATTATGATAAATGCCATAATAATATTAATGCATACATTACTTAGATGAACTGCGAACACTTTTTCTAGCAAAAAAGTTATATTAATGCGGGAGCTGTTTAATTAAAATAGATGTTTTATATTAATTATATGGCTTGTTACAGAAAGCAGCTTAAATACGCGGAAACAGGTATTTTTGATACTTTTATAGATATGACATACGTTATCACCATGGAAAACGCAGTCGAAAGGCAAAAAAAAGCAATCGCACAATTAAACAAGTACAAATTGTCGAGTAACGTTACGATAATGTATAATAAAGGATATAAAAATTGTCAGAAGACGTTTTGTAAAGACGAAGTTTGTGATAGAGTTGATACATCATACACAGATCTATTTCACGCTTTGCGTAATGTTTTCAATGATGCGATGGAAAACGGGTACGAAACAATTCTTGTTTTAGAAGACGATTTCATAATATCTGATGCAATTCTAGAACCAGATGTGGTTCCTAGTTTGTATGGATTGATACAAGATTATCGCGACAAGAGCCTGCTTTTAAGATTAGGAGCGCTGCCGTTTCTAACGTATGGATATTCCAAGAATTTTAAAAAATTATTATCGGGAGTGGGTATGCACGCGGTTATTTATAATAAAAAGGGGATTGTGGATATGAATAAGAATACCAACTACAGTAGAATAACCGACATTGATCTTAGATCAAATTTGGTGTTTTTAAATAGGCAATTAATGTATAGAGAGCCGTTAATAAATCAAATTTTCGGAAAAACGGAAAATAATAAACAGTGGGGCGGAGATTTAGGAGCGGTTGGCTATATTTTCGCGAATATTTTTAAAAAGTACCTATTATTAACCGGGCTTGACACCAGCGTTGAGCCAGGTACAACTTTTAATTACAAATATCACAACTATATAACATTGTCATTATTGGCAATATTTATTTACGTATCAGTATTTGTAGTACGTTTTATATTATCACAACTTAAAACCAATACATTTAAAAAAAAGAAATAATAATTTTGTAATGACTGATAGCAAACAAACTCCTAATTTTGACGAGCATATACCACAGCTGATAGAGGCTTATCTTCATTCTTCGGCAAACGCGGGTCCGGGGATTCTGGCGATTGCGTTCGATTCCGACACGGGCGATTGCAACTGTAATTACGTCACTATAAATAATGTTCCACCAGAGATAAAAGATTCGCACGATGAACTATTAAAAGAGTGCGAAGAAGAATACGTGCCGATACATTTGATATTTCACGACCGCGATAAGAATTTTGCGGAAGGTACGGCTCACAGGTTTAAGATAAAGGCGAAACCGCCAGAAGAAGAACAGAATAAGGAGTTGGATGTGATAGAAGAGGAGTGAATTATTTGGGGCTGAAAGAGGTTCCGCAGCCGCAAGTTGTGGCGTATTCTTGTTTTGGTTTGAATGTGAATTTGTTTTCGTAAATATTTTTGGAGTAATCTTGTTGAATGTAGTCGATTGTTGTTCCGAGCAGTAGTAGCTCGGAAGAAGGTTCGATGATGAGTTCGAGATTGTCATTTTTGATGGAGGGTGGTTTTTTGGCGATAAAGCGCGAGTATTCGTGGTGGTTTATGGCTTTTAGGGAGTAGTTGAATCCGTTGCATCCTCCTCCCTCTGCAGAGAAAAGGAATGCGAAGTAATTCGAGTTTGAATTGATGACGTTTCTAAATTTATCCCACGCGTTTTTTGTTACTGTGACGGGGTGTAATCGCGGTATAAGTTTAGTGGCCATTATTTAAAAACAAATATAAGTTAATATTAATATGAGCCAGGAATTTAAAACGGCGCCTGTTATGGATTTTAGCAATCCTCTTATTAATAAGAATGTATACGATAAGGTAGTAATTTCATTAAACGAAAATAGCGGACCTAATGAAACGCGCGCGCAATGGAAAGACGGATTGTGCGATTGTTTTAACAACATATACCCGAGCATGGTGTGTTCTTTTTTAACGCCAGTTATATACACGGGTCAGCAAATAGAACGACTCACGCGTAAAAGCTGTTCGTGTTGCTGTTTTTCAGCTACCGTATTGACTAGTCACGCGGTATCGTTGGCGTTAGTTCCTTATAGCATGTTGTGGTCGTCTGTATTTGGAGTTTTTTCGGGAGTAACTTTTTTGACGGCAGTTTCGAACGTGAGAAATGAGATAAGAAGGCGAAATAACGTGGCTGGGGGCGATTGCGAAGACATTATGCTTTCTGTATTCTGTACGCCGTGTTCTTTGGCGCAAGGAGGAAGAGAGTTGTATAGATATGAGCGTATCTGTGACGGTATGGATACTTGCAGAGCGGGGTAGAAGGGTATTTGGATGCGGTTTTATAATATAAAGTTAAATAAAATGCAATATTATAAAGCCGTGTAGATGAGTTTAAAATATTCGAGCGCGCAGTTTTCGGAGATATTGGTGGCGGCTAAAATTATAAGGGCGGATTTGGACCGTGGAGGTGTAACAACGGAGGAGCTGGAGGAAAAGTATGCGCGAATAAAGGGAGATTATCCTATGTTTTTCAAGGTTATATTGAGTGATGCTAATGCAGTTAATATAATAAGTTTTATGAAACATTTGATAGAGCGCCAGGAAAAAGGAGAAATAACAAAGGAACGCGCTGATGTAGAGTTGGGTCAGTTTATGGCGAGTAAATATTTGCCTACAGACGAGGAACTTAGAAGCCGAAAATAAAATAATTAGTATGAGTAAATGAAAAGAAAACAAAGATCCTTTTTTGGAGATGGATCCAAATCTAAAAAAGAAGATGACTCCGACGAGAAAGAATCGCCGTTCAAAGACGACCTAAAAACTACGAGAAGGTCGTCTCTGAAAAAGATAAAGCCGCTTTCTCAGAACCCCGTTGAGTTTTTAGACACAATGCTGTTTGACGTATCTAAAGTGATGGAAGTACGAAAATCCCTAAATAATAGATTACCGGGTCGTCGATTGTCGCTAGAGTTGAGGGGAAAATCGTGGGCTCAAAATATGGTAGAGCAGATAATTCTTTTTTACAAAGTCATAATATTTCACCAAGATTGCGTTAAGATAGTCCTGGAATTAATTCACAACATATCAACGGCCAGCGAAACGAGACTGGACCAGATTTTCGCGAGACTGAAAGAGCAAGTGCGCAAAGATCGGTATAAAGCAGTGGAACAATTGCAGGATTCCTTCGATCAAAAGAAAAGCAAGCAGGTCATAAAGGAACAAGAAAAAGACATCGACGGAATGGTTGTCGTGGGAGAGAGTGACGGAGAGAAATACCAAAAAGTAAGAGCGCCTACGAATGAGAGCGACACTGAGAAAAAGGCTCAAGCATCTAGGCGAGTTCGCGCGTTGATATCGTCGAGGCGTGTTAGGTTATTTTATTTTTTGCTGTATAACAAATATACGATAACTGACAACGAAATAGTGCCTCTTTCTAAAAAGCATCCGATGAGTAAATTTTTGAAAAATTTCAATAAGTTCATAGCCAACAAATCGCGAGAATTTTTGCAGACCCCGTCGGAGCCAGAGCCTAAGGACGAAGCGAAGCGGATCGGAGAATTGCGAAAAGATATGATATCTAATGCCGGAGACAATTTAAGCGAATGGGAGAGAATGTACTTGATGTCTGTTATCTTTAAAAACCGAGGCGGCGGCACCTTTTTCAGCCCTTCTGGATTTTTATCCAGCGGTTTCGGCGGCGTTGATAAAAAAATAGACGACTTTAATGGCGTCGAGAGACAAATATACGAATTCGCTTGCGAACGCACCATGGTGATGCTGTTTGACAGCGGTTTTAGACTGAACCACAGAAAGCTGAAGAAATTCGTGGATGAATATACCAGTTTGGGAAGCAGGGCCGAGGATATGAAGTTGAGCACGAGCAAAAAAGCAGAGGAATACATAACGCAGATGTCGAGATGCACTAATATAATGCGCAGAGGTTTGTTTAAGAGGCCAGTCTCCTATTGGAAATACGGCGAAAGTGTTTACGAGCACGTGTTAAATGACGCTTACAACGTTAGACCCGTGCAGTTGCTAAAAGAGATTCCGGATAACCCGTCTTACGCTTCGGCGCTGATAGCCGCGATCGACAGAAAAACGGCGTTGTTTCAAGCGTGTGAAAATCCAGTTGTTGCGTGTATGCCGGAGCTTTCCATTGGTCGTGTGATGTATTTTTTGATGTCGCATTTGTTGTTAATACATAGAATACTTGTGCGTTTGAGTGTTGAGAGGCTGACGGCTGCAAGCGGGAGTAATGCTTACGTGTTGAAAAAAAATAAGAAAAACGAATTTTTGAAATATTCGACGACGATATCGGGTACTGCTTCTGAATCGTTCGATGAGCGTCTTCTAAAGTCGCAAGCGGCGCAGCCCATAGATATAGTAGACGTTCGTACGATGATGGTTATGGACGCGCAAGGGTATAATTTGGATCAGAAGGGAAGCGACGACGTGCTGACGGGATTTATGGACACGCGTTCCACAACGTTGTACGGTATTTCTAAGGAAAAGGATCCGCATACGAATTTAAGCAAGCACGGATTAGTTCCGTATCAGTTGGAATACAACGATTTCGAGAATTTAATCCACCGTGTTTTGTACGAATACGAAAATATGGATTCTCTCATAACTCCGTACGAGCGCGTTTTTATGAGTTACGCGCTTTCTAGGTGGAGCACGAGAATCTCTTCTTGGCGAAAGACTTTGAAGCTCCCTTTGATGTCTAAGTCTCAGATGGAGCGGTATATGCGTGCAAAATCGCAAGTTAAGCGTATGCAGCAAAGACCTTCTACCAGTTTTGGGTTGTTGGATAATTTAAGCAAGAAGCACGGTTCGGTTACGGTTACTAAGATGCTATTGAAGTTGAATAAGTCTTTATCGCCAGATCAGCGAAGGTTGAATAAGAAGTATGTGAAATATATAATGTTGTCTAGTAAGTAAGATGAAGTTCGGGTTAAAAACGGTGTTGTTGTTGGTTATTTATTTGATATTGGTGAGTTATTTGATAAAGAGGGCCGCGCGGGAAACATTTGGGGAAGAGGATAAAAAAAGGGAAGGAGCGGTGAAAGAAAAAACTGAAATAGATTATAAATTAACTAAATGTTATAAATCAAGAATTATAACTTCGACATCTAATCCAAAATTCAAACTTGATGCATTTTGTATAAATTTGAAAGATAAAAAACAAAATATGGATTTTATTCATTCAGAATGGGATGAATATTTAAACATATCACGTTTTATAGCACTATCTTCCGCCACAAAATCGCATGTTGAATTATTAAAAAATATTTATAAAAATAAAGAAAAAATTAAATTTCCGATTGTAATCATGGAGGATGATGTTTATAGAAAAAATAACTTTACAAAATACTGGAATGAATTATTAGATTTAACAGAATGTGATTACGTTGCTCTTGATGCCTTTTATTTGGTTTTCAAGGATAATCAAGATAACGTTCCAGCAAATTTTGTATCCTTGAAAGAACATAGAATGATGGGTTTTGCTATTTTTTATAAAAGATTTTTTGATAGATTTCATACAATAAACGATCTTGAAAAAACTATTAATAAAGGTACTATTGATATGGTGTTTACACACAATCCTTTATTTATTAATTATACTCCAAAGGAACAAATTTGCTGTCAAATTGTATCTAAATATTCAACAACATCGGGTGCATATACCGATAATTATACTAAATTATATAAGATTGCAGAAGAAAAACTGAAGACATTATCATAATGGTTAAATTTGACGTGAAATACTGGTTAAAATAAGTGCAAAAACAACAATTTAAAAGAAGAGCGCGTATCAAAGTAAAAATACGGATGGATTTGATAGATATATCGATCAGTATTGATACTTTAGAGGATTTGACGGTGAAGCAATTGGATAAAATAGTCAATTTGTGGAGTGCAAGGAGTGGTTGCGAATTAGATTCTGGGGGTCTAAACTACGCAGCGGCCAAAAGGAAGGTTTTTTATTTGGAGAATATGAAGAAGTTTTCTTATAAATACACTACAGAAGATGCCGAAAAGGCCATCAAAATAAAGCGCGACGCAGCACGTTCAAAATTGCTGACATCTTTATCGAGGCTTTTATCGTCAAAAGTAGTGAAATCAATGACAAAAAAGTACGCTTTCATAAAAACAATAGTAAATTTATCGAAAAAAGTGCTGTCTAACTTGGGCCCAGACCCCACAAGAGGCGCAGCAGAGAGAATGTATCAGGTATGTCTTGCGCACGAAATGCAGCACGTGTTTGGATTTAGCAAGGGTACGATAGTGATGGAGAGAACGATAGACATGTATTATCCACCGAAGCCGAAGGACGTTAGTCACGACGATTATATGGACGGTGGTAATTTGTATTTGGGGCGGCATAATAGGACGGATATAGAGTTTATGCGTTGGATAATAGAGTTGAAGAACGTGGAATGTTTGAATAAGGCGTGTCAGAATCAGTTGTGTGGTTATTTGAGGCAATGTGATTCTAAGAAGGATGGTTTGTTGATAAATTTCAGTAGGTCGAGGAGTGTTGTGGAGTGGAGTTACGGGTGGGTGTGATAATAAAATCTGGGTTAAGTGTAAATGAAATTTACGATAAAACAAATCGTTTTGGTTATTTTGGTTGTTGTATTGGTTAGAGTGATTATAATTAGTAGAAAAGAGAAGATTAGAAAAGAGGAGTTTAGAAACGGGGCAGATATTGAATCTATAATAGAAGGTCTGAAGCCGACGAAAGGAGAGATAATTTTTAACGAAAGCGACCCAAAAACGCTGATGCCAACTTATAAACATCAAAATTACGGAGCAAAACGCGTGGTACAAAAAGACGATCCCACCGAAAAAGGTTATAATTTAAACGCGATATTGAAGGGGTGGGGCGAATGGCGAAAAGACAGAGATAAAAAATTGCAAAATTTTTGTTCTAATAAGGAAAAGTTGTTGTCGTGTAAGTATTACGATGCGCACGGTGAAAAATACGATATTCTTAAGTTTTACAATATGATAAAAGACCAGTTACAAGATAAGTTCGGGGATGATATTCTCATAATGCACGTAAGGGTGGGGGACGTATTGACTCGTAAAGATCTGAAGGATATATATTACAAGCCTGTTGAATTTTACAAGAGTGTAAAAATACCGAAAGCTGTGAAAGAAGTGTATGTTTATGCTGGGTCTCACAATATTAGCGATTCGGATAAGTTGCGTCCGTCGGCAGAGCATTTAATGAAGATAAAGGAAATGTTGGAGAAACGAGGGTATAAAGTAAAGTTTATGCTGGGTGATAATGCGGATAAGGGTCTTATAAGTATGGGTAAAGCGTCTTATTTTATGAAAGGGGGAGGTGGTTATTCTGATTTAATAGGGGAAATTGTGAAGATGAATGGTGGAGAAGTGTTGTAAATATAAATATCGATATGTACGTTGCTTAAAAATGATAAAATTATAAAAGCAATATACATAAGGTATAAAATATGAATTAATAATAAATGCAATTTATTCAAGAAGACCCGGTTACAAAAATCAGGGCTTTATTCGATTGCGCGGATCCCGAGTGGCAAAGTTATTTGTCTCCGCTCACGTCGTATTTTTCTCTTACTGAATATGAGTTTGTGGTGGTTACGAAAGAGCAAGTAGATGCAGGAGAAAATATGAGAAAAGGTTATGATATAATAGTAAAAGGTAATTTTGGATTAAAATTAAGTGAATATTATACAGTTGGTAAGCCGCACATATACATTAGTTATGAACGGTATGACGTTGCACCCAATAAGGATGTCCCGTATAGTTTGCGTTTTTCTAATGTATTGCAGGAGGAGTATAGCGAAATAGAGGATATAATATATCTTCCGTACGTTTCTAATTTTTTGGTTAAGGGAAAGTATACTAATTTTAGTTGTATTAGGACGTGTAGTGTGGCATATTGTTCTTCGAATACGGTTCCTATTAGAGAGCACGCGTTTAATGAATTTGTGTTAAAGTTTGGGGAGGAAAATTGTTCGAGTTTTGGTAGGTGTTTTGGCAGTTACAAGAGTACGAATAAGAGATTAGAAGGCGGTCATAAGTCGAAACAACTTCTAAATGCTTTATCGAATTGTAAGTTTATGTTGTGTTTTGAGAATGCGGATGTTCCTGGGTATATAACGGAGAAGATAGCGTTGGCTTATAGGGCGGGGTGTATTCCTATATATTTGGGGACGGATGTTGTAAATGAGTATTTTAACAGTAAAAGTTTTATAAATCTGAAGAATTTCAATAGCGTTAAAAGTTGCGTGGAGTACGTGTATAGTTTGGGCGATCGCGAAATTGATAATATTCGACGTCAGCCGATATTTATAGGAGATTACGGTGGATTTTCAAATAAGGTGCCGCAAGATTTGAGTATTACAAATCCTAGCGATGATAACGTTGTAAAATTTAGGAGGTGGGCCGATAAGTTGGTAACGAAGCCTATAAATATATTGTTATGACTTTTATTTTAGCTTCCACTTGAAGGTTTTGCGTTCAATAAGGTATGGTATGTAAGCATGTAGTCCTCTGTATATTTTAGAAGATGAATCATAGTTGTGATCATAGAAGTAAGATTGTCTGCTTGTTCGGTTTCAGATAGAGTTTCAGAATTTTCGGGTGGTTTTAATCCTTCGTCGAGTGTGGTTTTTAGTTCGTTGTATCTAGGGTCGTTATTTATAATTTCGTTTGGCAACGATCCTGATGACGATCCTGATGACAATCTGGACAACATAATATCTTTAAGTTCTGCGATATGGTGTTTTATTAGACTTTCCTGGGTTTTCACTAATTCAGGTGTAATGGGGGCCTCGGGTAACTTTGTGTCTTCGGGTTGGGTGAATAGTTCTGTTGTGTTGGCCCAATTGTATATGTTACCGCAAAGCATTAATATAATTAATAAATAATGCCAATAGTTTTTGATAATATTTTTTATTTTGCGGGATAAGGAGGACATATTATAAATTGCAAATATTATAATTTTGATAAAGAATCGGGGAATATATTGCAAGTTTTTCCTGTTTCAAGAAGAACACTTACTCGTGCTTCTTCTAAATCGACATCTTGAACGACCCCCTCAACGAATTCGTTAGCCTTTATTTTTCTTTTCACGCGCATCCCGGGAGTAAATACGGCAGCAGCTTCTATACGTTGCGTATTTTTGTATCTAACGTCTCTTTCCTGAGAAGCTTTTTTAAGAAGACTAATAGTTTCTCCGAAAACGCCCTTTTCAAAAATTTCGGCAGTTCCGTGTTCGTATCCGTTTTCTGGAGTGAGTACGAGTTCCAGTAGCGTTTCGAGGGGGACACGTAGCTGATGATCTAAATAATACAGACCGTCTATTTTTTGGGAAGAAGTAAGGAGTTCGGGGTGTTGAACACGTTCGTGTTGAAGACCCGTGCCTTCGATAAAGACGTATGGTATTCTTTCTCCAGATTGAGGTGGATCTATGGAATTTTGTTCTTTTAGGCGTTTTGCGAGTTGTACGTGGGGTAAATTAATGGTGGGAATTTTATTGGGGCATCCGCATTGTCCGAATTCGTTTTCCTGGATGTGGCATTTGCTGCATTTGTATCCTGTTCTGAGAGTTTTGGAGAGTTTTAGTTTGTTGACGGGCACTTTATTGGTGATGAGGTCGCCGACGGCTTTTTCTGCGAGTTCTTTAGCTTTATTGATGTTTCTTTCGTAGAAAAGAGTGTCGAGCACGACTTTGCTGATGTCTTGGACGTAAGGGCATACGTCGCGTCGAACGAGGTGGATGCCCTTTGCGTCGAGGTGGTCGCTTTTATCTGGATTGACCCATTCGAGGTATGCGTATCGTTTTTTGGTAAAAAGCATAAAGGGATACATTACTTTTTCGAATTCCAGTTCTACAGGTTTTTTGTATAGGTGTTCGTTGCACGAGTTGGCGGCCAGTTCGCTGAGTCTGAAAATTTCTTGCATGTAACCAGGTTCTTCAGGCTTTATTACGGAGCCATCTTTGTCTCGAGCGACGAATTTAACGTAGCAGGAGTCTGTGTCGCCGTAAACGACTTCGCATTCGAACGTTTTTTCGCAGTGATTTTTGGTTATTTCTATTAGATGGCGTCCCTTTGCCGTGACGCTGCTGGCGATGGGTTTCATTGGCAGAAAGCCGTTTGTTGCGCCTGTGAAACCGTAAACGGAGTTCATGCTGACTTTGATGGCGAGTTGTTCTGCGTTGTATATGCCTTCGAGGGTGGCGTCGCCGTTTTTGTTGGCGTTTTTCATAAGTTTTTTGACGGCTTTTCGTTGTTTCCATAGTTTATCGAGAATTCTAGGGAGAATGCCCTGTATATTTTGGACGAAGTGGTATGTTTGCTTTATTTTTTCACCGGTTTCGTCGTCTTTTTGTTCCCACTCTATTGTTTCTATCGTGTGGTTCATTTTTTTAACTTTTTCGAGGTCTTTGGGTAGTACCATTGTGCTGTAGCACAAGTTGAAAGCGATCATGATGCTGGGATAAAGAGATGCGAAGTCGAGACCGCTGACGGCTTCGAAGTAAGCGCCCTTATTTGCGTGTAGTACGGTGGCGCCGAGGAATTTTTCGTCGGATTCTTTTTTATCCCAGCTGGGGACGAGAACGTTGCAAAGTCTGGTTTCGTATGTGATTTGAGAGAACACTTTTATTTGTTGTCCGCGAGTGATGAGCCATTCGATGGGAACACGGGTGATATTGGCCATACCGATAAGGTTGATGAATATCATTCGAGCGTGGGTTAATCGGAGGGGTAGGAGGGTGTCTTGTACGCAGTATTTTACGCATTCGGCCATTGTGGCGGCGTCGATATTCATTTTGAAGAATAGGTCGATGGGGAGGAGGTCAATTTTGTTTTCTTTGAGATAGTGTTCGCTTACGCGGTCGAGTTTGTAGCTTTCGAGTTTTGTTTCGCGTTTAAACCATACGTAGAGGTCAACTTTATAAATTCCAGGCATATCCATAATTCTGAAGAAGTTGGAACCGTAGGCGGCGGTTACGAGTTTTGCGTCTTTCATGGAGCCTTCTATGTTTGAAATTCTGGTGCAAGAGGTCATGAGGTCGGTTAGGTCGTGTAGTTTAAGGCGTTTGTATATGTATTCGTCGTCAAAACCGTATATATTCCATCCCATTAGGACGTCGGGGTCGGTATTTCTGATGAAAGCGAACCATTTGATGAGAAGTTCGCGTTCGTTTTCGGCGCATTCGCATATGTCGGCTCCAGTTTCAGCGGTATTGCAAGGAGCAATGCATACGGCGTGTTTTAAGTATTGGTCGGTCCCGTATTTCCACAAGGTGGTGCAAATGATTCTAATTTGGTCTCCTTTTTGGGTGGCGTCGGGGAAAATGGTTGGAAGTTCTTTTTTGATGTCTCTATCGGCGTTGATATCGAATTTTATTTGGTGTTTATCGCGAGTGGCTTTGCTGTCGCACTCAATATCGAAGCTTCCTAATACGAATGGGGCGGTTGCTTGTTTATCTAGAAGAGGTTCGACGTCGGTGTATTTGGCGGAAATGTTGTAAGTGCATTGAGAAAATTGGGTTTGAGTGTCGATGTATGTGTTTATTTTAAGCCATCCAGCGGTGTTGATGTTGCGAGAGTGGCAGAATCGGAGCATGGGTTCGATATTGGATTCGTAGAGTTCCCATAAAGTGGGGGGTTTATCGGGATGCCATTTGATATTTTTTTTGAATATGTAGGAAGCGGTTTTGAAAGCGGCGAGGGAAGTGAATTTAAGTCGTAGAAATGGGAATGTTTCTTGGTTGGTGAAGGGGTATAGGATTTTAGCTTTAACGAGTGTGATATTAACGATGTGAGTTTTTTTCCCTCCGAGTCGTTTTTTGATGAATTCGTAGAATTTTTCTGTGTAATCGGGGGTCCAAGTTTTGTATTGGTTTGGTATTTTAATGTAAAAAGTAGGAGTAAAGTCGTTGACAGTTAGTCCGATCGAGTCACCATTTTCATTGCAACCACAGCAAGTTATATGAAATTGGTCTTCATAATCGTAGGATTTCCAAGTTAAAGCTTGAAAAGTGATGGGATTACCGTCGGTAGATGCAGGTTTTCTGGTCCAATGTTCCATTTATTACGTTATTAAGTTAATAAGTGATGTATTTTTAAGTGTGAAGCGTTCCGTGTTTATTTTAGTATCCGTAAGGGAGTCCAGCGCGTCCATTTTGTATGGATAGAATGTTGTAATTTGTGGCGTATATGTTTATTTTATCTATTTCTCCTGCGGTTTTGGGTTTAATTTTCAGATTGGATTTATCTATGCGAGAAAAGTTGCAAGATCCCGAAGGTTCGTGTTCTTCGGGGCGAAGAGCGAAAGATTGTACGAATAGATGGCCTTTTTTTGGTATTCTTGTGTGAAATTTGTAGGGTTCGACGTGAGTGAAGTACATGCTTGGTAGAGGGTCGTTTAAATTAACGCCGTTGAGTTGGAAGTATGCGCTGTTGATGTTGGTTATGTAGTCTTTGTCGGCTTTTTGAATGGTCCAAATGATTTCTTTGACGGGATGATTAAATTTGAAAGGGGCCGTGATATATGATTCTCCATTTTTGCTTATTAGTTCGGGATCTTCATCGAATTGAACTTGTTCTATTAAGTATTCGATTCTTTTTTCGTTAAAAATCTTTCTTTCGTAATCGTCGAGGTGAAAATAATCGACAATAAGGTATTCGTCTTGGGTTACACCTCCACCCAAGGTATTATTATTTAAATCAGTGTCAGCTTGTTTGAAGTTGATTTCTATCGAAACTTCCGCAAAAGATAATGCTATCAAGGGAAGAGCAAATCCAGTAGTTTTATTGAACCAAAATTGTAGAGGTATGAGTACTGAAGCGGGGCTTTCTGTATTGAAAGTTCCTAGATTATTACCCATCATTTCTATTGTGCCTGCACTTTTGGCGTTGGAGCTAGTTGTTAAATTTGGTTGATATCCTCCAACTTTATCGTTAGAAACGGTGAGATCGTGCCAAATATCTAGCCATTCGCCGTATTGCCTATCGATAAGGTGTTCTCCTATTTTGAGGTCGATGTAGTTGATATAAGACCCCCAAGTTCTGTTGGTTTTGTCATATTGTGTTGTGGTGAAGTGAATAAACATATTTCCTACGAGATCTCCATTTCTACTGATGACGATTTTAGATTTGGAACCGTTTAGAAAGGGTTTATCTGGAACAAGTTGTGAGATTTCCCGTGAAAAGTTGGTGTGTTGATTGTAAACGGCCTTAAAGAATGTAATTTGAGGGTCTCCAGTTAAGAAAACGTCTTCGGCGCCTTTTGTGGCGAGTTGCATGAGTCCCCCTCCCATTGTGTCTTTTATCTAAAAGCGAATATTTTTTAGTTGAAAGAACGAACAACTAAAAAACACTCGCAAAAGTGAGTGTTGAGAAAAAGCAAAAAGGGTTAAACCGCAGGATTGTGCAAATATATCCTTACGGATTCGATATCATAATAAAAAATAATCAATAAAAAGCAGATAATTTAGTTGGAGTACGCAAGACCACCCATACCAGAGACGACACGGAGGACGTTGTAGTTAACGGCGTAGACGTTTACACCAGTGACGGCAGTGTAGGTCCCAAGAGAAAGGGTAGCGTTATCGATGCGGGAGAAGTTGCAGGTACCAGATGGCTGGTGCTCCTCGGGGCGAAGGGCGAAAGAGTACACGTATACATCGTCCTGGGCTGCGCCTGTGCCGATCACGCTGTGGTGGTAGTATTTCTGAAGCTTGGTGAAATATCTGGCGCTACGGGAAGCAAAGCGATCGTGCCCGTTGAGCATGAGCTTGACGTCATCAACAGCTGCGTTCTGGGCAGCTGTGCCACCGGATGGTTTGAAGATGATTTCCTTGACTGGGTGGTTAAAGTTGAGACGGATCTTGGCGCTTTGACCACTGACAGTTTCCGCACCAGGGAACTGGAGTTGGTCGATGAGGTACTCGTGGCTCATCTGAGCGAAGCGCTTTCGTTCCTCGGTGTCGAGGTAGATGTAGTCGACCCAGAGTTTGGCGCTGCTCGCCTGATCCTCGGCAGCGAATGTGATGTTAAGCTTGACCTCGTGGTACTGGAGGGCGATAAGGGGTAGCGCAAGTCCAACGTTGCGGTTGAACCAGAACTGAAGTGGTACGAAACCTTCACAGTCGGCCAAGTCTCCGAGAACTTCGGTCTTTACCTTATCAGTACCACAGGTAAGGTCATACCAGATGTCGAGCCATTCGCCGTAGTGCTTGTCGATCTTCTGTCCGCCGATTTCTACTTCTACTTCGCTAACTAGAGCAGCGAAAGTGGCAAGCGGTGTATTTGGGTTAGTGTATTCGAGGTGCATGGCGCCGATAAGGTCACCGTTGCGGCTGATGGTGCAAGAAACCTTGGAACCACTAGCAGGGGTTCCATTGAAGGTCTGCTCGATGCACTCCATCGAGAAGTTGGTGTGGCGACGGTAGACCACCTTGAAGTAGGTGATCTGAGGGTCTCCAGTAAGGTAAACGTCTTGCGCGCCGTAGGCTACTAGTTGCAT